AAATGGAAAGTAAAGTACATAGCATAGAAGTAGTTTCTATTGATGAACATGAGGATGGTTCTGCAACCTTAGAGCTAGATCTTGACAAAGAAACTTTTGCTCAAATCTTTAACATGGGATTTCTTGAATTAGTTCGCAGAGGTATGGAGACTGAAGAAAACAAAGAGTAAATAATACCTGACGTTAAAGAACAATTAAAGGAGCTATTATGTTAGCTATTGTTGATGGTGATGTGTTACTATATATGAGTATATGGGGTGCAGAAACCAAAGAAGAAGCACGAGAAAACTTTGATAGTCTTTTTACTGCTATCTTAGAAAGCTTATTTACAAATGATTATGTCATGGCCTTAGGTGGCCCTGATAACTTTAGAGTAGACTTATACCCTGAATATAAAGCTAATCGATCAAAGTCAAAATCTACAAGACCAGACTGGTTCTTAGATTTGAAATCAGATGTTGTAAATGAATATGAAGGTTGTATACTAACAGATAATTGTGAAGCTGACGACATGATTCGCATTTGGGCTAATGAATGTAAGCAACCTTATGTAATTGTCACTGTAGATAAAGATTTAGACTGCATTGAAGGTCTTCATTACAATCCTCGTAAAAAAGAAACTTATACAATTGACAAAGACTATGCTGATTATTTCTATTGGAAACAATTACTTATGGGTGATAGTGTAGATAATATCCCAGGTATTCCTAAAGTTGGACCTAAGAAAGCTGAGAAAATGCTTGAAGGTACAACACTACCTGCACACCGAAAAGAAATTGTTTGCAAAGCCTATAATGATTTTTATAGTGAAGAAGGCCATGCTCATATGTTAGCTAATGGAAAGCTATTACATATCTGGCGCAAACAAGATGATCACTTTAACTTGCCAAAAGAAAAGTACAATGCCTATGTTAACAGATAAAGGCCACTGGGAATATAATAAAAAGTTTGATCCTAGTGAGTGGTTTGGCTTTGTATATTGTATAGAAAATTTAACTACTAAACAGTATTATATTGGAAAGAAACAATTTTGGCATGGCGGTAAAAAGAAATCTAGAACTTACGGAAAAGCAATGACATGGAAAACTTATATAGGTTCTTCTAAAGCTTTAAAACAAGACATTAGTAAGTACAAAAAAGATAACTTTAGATTTGAAATTGTAGACCTTTATAAAACTAAAGGTGGATTGTATTATGCAGAAGCTTATCTACAAATGTTATCTGATTGTATGACAGAATACTTACCTGATAATGTTACACCTAGGTTTTACAATAGACAAATTGCTGCTATTAGATTTGTACCAAAAGAGTTTCCTACTACAAAAACCAAGAGGTATGTTAATGCATTAAAGAAAAGGTTTTTATAATGGAAGTATCACCGATGGCAGTAGCCTTATGGATTGTAAGTGTTGGCTTATTAGCCTTTACTTTAGTCTCAGAAATTATGGGTTATCACTTAGTTAATCCTATTACAAGTATTATATTCTTTTTATTGTTTCAAGAAATGTCTAAATTCACAGCACATATAGGAGCAGATGATGGGGACAATAGTCACTCGTAATCAACCATGTGAAAAGTGTGGCAGTTCAGATGCCAAACAAATTTATGAAGAAGGCTCTGCATTTTGTTTTTCTTGTAGAGCCTCTTTTCCTGCCCCAAAGGAGGGCAACATGCAGATGGTAAAAACACAATATGTAAAAACTGATGAATTAGTTTGTCGTATTAATGACACGGTAACAGAAATTACAGAAGAATATCCGATACGCGGCTTTAAAGAACGAAATATTTATAAACAAGTATCGGAGCATTACGGTGTTAAAGTATCTTATAATATTGACGGAGATATTTCTAGTCATTACTATCCTTATTATGTGGGCAGTAAGCTCTCCGGTTACAAAGTTAGAGAGCTACCCAAAACCTTTACCTCCTGTGGTACCGTTAGAGGTGGACTATTTGGACAACAACTCTACAACGGCGGTAAAAGATTAGTTATAACGGAGGGCGAGTTAGATGCTATGGCAGTCCAATCGGCTTGGTATAAGAAGTATAAGACTTTTTATCCTGTAGTTAGTGTTCGTAGTGCTAGTTCTATACGAGATCTTATCGAATGTCGTGATTGGATTCGTAACTTTGATGAAGTTATTTTATGGCTTGATAAAGACGAAGCTGGTGAAAAAGCAGTAAAGGAAGCTGCTCGTATAATTGGCTACGATAAAATTAAAATAGCTAAATCAACAGAAAAAGATGCTAGTGATCTTTGGATTAAAGAACCTGACAAAGTATTAAAAGTAATCTACGATGCAGTAGAGTATACACCTGCGGGTATTCTTACTAAAGATGAACTATGGACTCAACTGGAGGCTTATAATGAAATTGAATCTGTACCTTATCCCGACTTTATGGAAGGTCTTAATGAAAAGCTTAAAGGTATGCGATTCGGAGAAATCACTCTCTGGACTAGCGGAACCGGATCAGGTAAAAGTACGCTTCTTCGGGAAATTGCTGTACATCTTCTTGAAAGAACTGAAGATAAAATCGGCCTTATCAGTCTGGAAGAAAGTCCCGCTGAGACTGCAAGAAAAATGTCTGGAATGGCTCTTAGTAGAAATCCTGCCAAAGAGGAGATCCCTATAGATGAACTTAAAGAAGGATTTGATACTATTTTCAGTGATAACCGTGTTATGGTCCTTGATCATCAAGGTTCTATATCTGATGGCTCCATCATGGATTTTCTTGAGTATATGTGTCTTAGCGGTTGTAAGTATCTCTTTGTGGACCACATTACTATACTTGCTTCTGAAGGAACTGAAGGACTTACCGGAAACGAAGCGATAGATAAAATTATGAATGATCTTTTACGTTTGGTTAAGAAATATAACGTATGGTTAGGTCTTATTAGCCACTTGCGTAAAACAGATAACAAAGGTAAAAGCTTTGAAGAAGGTAAGCTACCCTCTATGGACGATATTCGCGGATCAGGTAGTATTAAACAAATTAGTATGGACATTATTGCTTTTGCTAGAAACGTTGGTTCAGAAAGCGAAGAAGAAAGAAATACTATTAGAACTAAGGTTCTTAAATGTAGATATACAGGTTTAACTGGCCCATCGGGTTCTATGTTTTATAACTTTGACACAGGCAGATTAAGAAAGGGTTCCGATGAATTCAACGAAGAGAACTTTGAGCGAGTTTGATTCTCCACCAGACGAGTTTTGGATGTCTATTATATTACAGCTACTAGACGGCGGTGCAGATGTATCAGAAATTAATCCTAATGTAATGGAATTTATAGAAAAGATAGTTAACTCTTTTCACAACATTAACGAACAAAGTACAGAGTTAGGTGACAGGTTTTATTATTTTGCAGATACAATAATGAATTCACACTTACAATCAAAAAGGAATATGCACTAATGTATACTCAAACAATGACAGCGGTTTATAACTCGCTTAAGAAAAAAGGGTTTTCAGACGAAGACTTTGATAAATGGCTTCTTAATCCTAATATTAGAAAATTGTATCCACAAGCAGCACTAGATGTAATTAGCACTATGTGGTATTCAGCGGTATTAAAACCCAAACCCAAAAAGAAAAAACCAGCAGCTAAACCGTTGGATTCATTCAAGTATTTTAACGAAAACGAACAGGAGTAGCTTACTATGAAAGCTTACGAAGACTTTATCCATCTTTCACGATACTCACGTTTTATAGCTGATTGGAATCGGCGCGAAACGTGGAACGAAACTGTAGATAGACTCATCGGATTTTGGAAAGAACAAATCGGTAATAATGTTATTACTGATGCGGAATTCCAAGAAGTGCATGATGCTGTATACAACAAAGAAGTCATGCCTTCTATGCGCTCTATGTGGAGTGCAGGAGACGCATTATCAAAAAATCACTTCCGAGGTTACAATTGTAGCTTTGCAGAAGTTGATCATCCTAGAGTATTTGATGAAATACTTTACATTCTTATGGCTGGTACAGGTGTAGGCTTTTCAGCTGAAGCTAGTGCCGTAAATAAATTGCCTATTATTAATGATCAATTTGTTAAAACAGAACGTACTATTTCTATTGAAGATAGTGCTGAAGGTTGGGCAAAAGGATTACGTAAGCTTATAGCAGATTTATATTTAGGAAACATTCATGAATGGGATTATTCTAAAATTAGACCAGAAGGTGCGCGTCTTAAAACTATGGGTGGTCGGGCTTCTGGTCCTGAACCTCTTAAACGTTTATTTGAGTTTGTAACAAATACCTTTAAGAACGCAGCGGGGCGTAAACTACGTCCTATTGAAGTACATGACATTGTATGTAAGATTGCAGAGATTGTTGTAGTAGGTGGTGTACGCCGCTCTGCTTTAATTTCTTTAAGCGATCTTACAGATCCAGAAGTACGTGATGCTAAATCAGGTATGTGGTGGGAAAATAATTCACAACGTGCTTTAGCGAATAACTCTGCTGCTTATGATCAAAAACCTTCTATGGATGTATTTATGGAAGAGTGGTTAGCGCTTAAGAAGTCAGGCTCTGGTGAGCGTGGTATTTACAGCCGGTATGGTGCTCAACGTAATACTAACGGGGGTCGTAGGGATAGTTCACAAATTCGTGGCACTAATCCTTGTGCAGAAATTTTATTGCGTTCAGGACAACTGTGTAACTTATCTGAAGTAGTATGTCGTGTAGATGATACAGAAGAAGACCTTAAGCGTAAAGTGCGTATTGCTACTATTCTTGGTACTTTCCAAGCCTCACTAACAGACTTTAAATACGTGCGAAAGATATGGCAGAAAAATTGTGAAGAAGAAAGCTTACTGGGTGTAAGTTTAACTGGTATTCAGGATTGTAAGCTATTACAAAACCCTGATCCAAAGCTGTTAAAGGAAATGAAAGATGTTGCCATACGAACTAATAAAGAATACGCCGAAAGGCTTTCTATTAACCCCGCTACAGCTATTACTACAGTTAAGCCAAGCGGTACTGTTAGCCAGCTTGTTGACAGCGCTAGTGGCATTCATGGTCGCTTTGCCCCTTATTATATTCGATCTGTTCGTCAGTCAAACAACGATCCTTTAACCCAACTTCTTAAGGATCAAGGTGTACCTAACGAACCAGACGCTATGAACTTAGAGCGTACTACTGTGTTTTACTTCCCGATTAAATCACCAGAGGGTGCTACACTAGCTAATGAACAACCAGCTATTGAGCAGCTTGAGAACTGGTTGACTTATCAAACTTGGTGGTCAGA